CTGGTGGTACTTATTCAAATGGTACATTAACATATACCAACAACACGGGTGGTACTTTTAACGTTTATGGTAGTACAACATATGCTGCTGGTGTTATTAGTGGTGCTTCTGGGTGGTCTAAGGTTATTCCTAATAATGGTCAAATTAATTTACCACCAATAAAGGTTGCGTTATTTAATAACGCAAATAATATTGAGCCAATTATTGTTTATGATGTAGCATCTGGAACTACTGGTGTTGGTGCTATACCTTCATTAACCGATAATGATACCAACTACGTTGTAGTTGAATACAATGGTGGTTCACCTAGATACTATGTTTACGATAATGATGGTGTTGTTGATGATAGTAGTACTATTTTGTATATGATAATTTATCGTTTAGGTAATTTTGTACACACACTTGAATTCGGTAACCAAGGTGCTGGTTTAGCTAATAAATTAAATGATAGATTTATCATGACTAATAGATTTGGTTATGAAAGTGGTTTGATTATTGGTTTGAGTGGTACTGGTGTTGTTACTTTGACTGCTGGTGTTGCTTGGAATGGAACAAATAGACAAGTATTAAATCAATGTGATTCTAGTGGTAATACATTCTTTAAAAATTACCATGTTGGTGGTTCATGGACCGCAACAACAACTGGTAATACTTTAAATAATTCTTATTATGATAATGGAACTGATATAGTTTCTGGTACAACTGGTAAGTATCTTACCAATTGGTATTTTAGAGGTCAAGAAATAAACGACCATTTATATGAAGTTTATGGTGTTAATCAATATGATAGTGTATCATTAGCTGAAGCTTCTTCAGAACCACTAGTTCCAGAATTAGTGTCTTCACATGCATTTTTAGTTGGTAGAATAATTGTTGGTGTTGGAGAAACAACTGGTCAAACACAAACATCTTTTGGTGTTGTTTTCCAACCTTCTGGTAATTTTAGTTCAACAAGTGTGCATAATGATTTAACTGGACTTCAAGGTGGTTTAGGTGGTCAGTATTACCATTTAAATTCATCTCAATACAATAATTTAGCATTAATAAATGTTGCTAACAACTTTACACCACAACAAACATTTAGTGGTGGTTTAAGTGCTACTACAATATCAGCTACAACATATTATGGATTACCTAGTGGTCCAATATCAGTTATTAACACATCTTCTTTATTTTCAACTGGATTAGTAGATACTGGATATCAAGCATCTGGAGTTACTGATTCAAACTTCTTCGGAAACTATGCTGGATATCAAGCATCTGGAGTTTCATTGTCAAACTTTATGGGTTTAAGTGCTGGTACATTTGCAACAAACGCTGAACAATCTAACTTCTTTGGTTTCCGTAGTGGTTATGGTGCAACTGATGCAAACTCATCTAATTTCTTGGGTAGTAGTGCTGGTTATGGTGCAACTAATGCTTCTCAATCAAATTTCTTTGGTCTAAACTCTGGTTTTTTTGCTAGTGGTGCTACTGTATCAAACTTCTTTGGTACTAATGCTGGTTATCAAGCTTATGATGCTGGTGCTTCAAACTTTATTGGTAGTAGTGCTGGTTATCAAGCAAGTGGTGCTAATAATTCAAACTTCTTTGGTTATTTAGTTGGTTATAAAGCAACTAATGCTTATAAAACAAATTTATTTGGGTTTAACACTGGTTATCAAGCAAGTGGTGCTAATAATTCAAACTTCTTTGGTACTACTGCTGGTAGGGAAGCTTATAACGCATCTAACTCTAACTTCTTGGGGCAAGGGGCTGGTTATCAAGCTAGTGGTGCTAATAATTCAAATTTCTTTGGTCAAGCAGCTGGTCAACAAGCATATAATGCTTATCAATCAAACTTTATTGGTTATAATTCTGGTTATCAAGCATCTGGTGCGTTAGCTTCAATTTTTATAGGTGGTAGTTCTGGTTATCAAGCATCTGGTTCTGGTGAATCAAATTTCTTTGGTTGGTATGCTGGTTATAAAGCATATAGTGCTGGTTATTCAACATTTATTGGTAGTAGTGCTGGTAGGGAAGCTAATGGTGCTACTTTTGCTAATTTTATGGGTCGTGCTGCTGGTTTAGGTGCTAGTGGTGCTACTGTATCAAACTTCTTTGGTTATAATTCTGGTTATCAAGCAACTGGTGCTAGTCAATCTAATTTCATGGGGTATAGTGCTGGTCAACAAGCAACTGATGCTAGATTTAGTAATTTCATTGGTTATCAATCTGGTAATGGTGCATCTAGTGCTTCTTTTTCTAATTTCATGGGAGCTGTTGCTGGTTATCGTGCAACTGGTGCTACTTATTCAAATTTATTTGGTTATAATGCTGGTAATGCGATAATCACTAGTGATAGTATTGGTTCAAATAATATAATTATTGGTACAAATATAACTTTATCTGCTGGTACGATAGACAGTATCAACATTGGTGGTGTGTTGTTTGGAACTGGAACATATTCAGCAATAACTGGAGCCCCATCAATTAGTGCTAACACAATTGGTAAAATAGGTATTGGTGTTATAGCACCTACAGAGAGGTTACATGTTAGTGGAAACTTATTGGTTGATGGTAATTTAACATTTACTGGTCAATCTAGAAATCCTATTTATAGTGCTGGAACAGTAAGTGCTACACATATACCTAATTGGAACAACAGTAATATTCAAACTGTTATCTTGTCAGCAACAACTACAAGTATTAGTGGTGGTACAAATATACAAAATGGTGCTGTTTATACTATGATACTTAAACAAAACGCTAGTGGTTCTAGAGTAGTTACTTGGGGTAGTGAATATAAATGGCAATCTGGTATAGCACCAGTTTTATCATCTACAGCAAATGCGGTTGACATAATAACATTAATAAGCGATGGTACTAATTTGTATGGTCTTATAGCAAAAGATTTTAGATAATGTTTAATATACCTTTTAATTATAGAGATGGTTATAGTGCTGGTGACCCATTACCACTTTTTGGTAATGTGAAGGCTGTCCTTTGGGTTGATGCTTTGAAGGGTGTTTATAATGGGTTACCTTATAGTGGTGCAACTATTGGTAATACTGATATTAGATTATGGCAAGACCAAACAGTTTATGGGAATAATTTAACAGCAACAACATCAAATTCACCAACTTATTCAGCAGCAACTTTCTCACCTAGTGGTAGTAGTTCATCGTTTCCGTATATTCAAACTAATGATTTAAATGAAGAATATATGGCGGCTAATTTATCACCAAGTCTTACTGGTATTTCTTCTGGTTTTACTGTGTTTTTTGTTTTTAAAAGAAATACAACGAGAGCGTGGAGTTCTGGAGCACCTATTATTGAATTCAATGCTGCATGGGGTAGTGAGACTGAAGGTTTTGGTATTGATGGTGATTCAACACCACAATTTATTGATATGTGGTATTATAATAATACACTCAATAAGACAAAAATATCAATTCCGTGGGGTTCTGGTGGTGTTGATTCATCTAAATTCTTTTACTACACATATAGAATGAGTGGTGGTACTTGTAATGGTTATGTTGATTCCACGCTTAAGGCTACAGCAATTGCTGGTGGTGCTGATAAGACAATGAAAGCTGTTTCATCAACCGCTAAGTTTTATGTTTCTGGTGGATTTAATGGTGGTACATTTGCACAAGCTTCACCAATTGATGTGGCTGAGGTTTTGGTTTATGATGGAGCCGTACCAGATGCTGGTTTAACAACTGTTTGGAATTATTTTAAACAGAAATATGGATTTATAAATTAAAATTAGATATTTATTAGTATGGAATTTCACATAAAAAAAAACGCAACATTACCAATCCTTAAATTAGAATTAATTAGGGATGGAAGAAATGATTATCAAAAATTTCACGAGAAAATTCAAAACTCTAATATATATTTCACTATGACTGATGTTATTACTGGTGTTAAAAGAATTGCTAAAAAATTAGCTAATATTCAATTGGTATTACCACAAAGTGACTGTGTTGGTGAAGAATTTTATATAATATACCAATTCAGTAAAAAAGAAACATCTCATGTAGGTAGATATGTTGGTCAATTCGAAATAGAATTTTTAGATGGTACTGGTACACTTATAGCTCCAATTAGAGAAGAATTATTTGTAAATGTGTTAGAAGGTAGTATTAAAAAGTAAGATTATCTTGACACTATAAAATTAAATCGGTAACTTTGTAATATACAAAGTTAAAAATATTTTTACCCAAAAATATTGTTTATTTAAATTTTTTATGTATATTTGTAAAAAATTCTAGATAATGAGTGAGCAAAAAGCAAAGGTAAGTAATGAGAGAATTGAAGAATTCTTGGAAGGTTCAGACCCACAGAAATACATCGTTTCAATAGAAGCATCTTATGGTGAACCTATGGTTACACTAGTAATCAATGACCCAGAACTTGGTAAGTATACTGAAGACGTTAAGTTTAAACCATTTTTGTGGTTTAAAGAAGAGATAGGTAATTTATTATACAATCGAAACAAGAAATTAAGACTTGAGATGGGTACCAAATATGGTGTTACAATCAAGAGATTAAAAACAGCCAATAGTGATGGGTTTTCACCTAAAAGATTAGAAAATGGTTATAAATATATAGCCATTTGCACAAAATCATATAATCATTTGGTTAGATTTTTTAAAGATGGTGGTTTTGATGTTTTCGATAAAGAATTTCGTGAAAATTTTGTTATGTTTAGCCCAGTTGAACAATTTATGATTCAAACTGGTAAACGATTGTTTAAAGGTGTTGATGATTATGATGGGTTGCATAGATTTCAATTTGACTTAGAAACGGAAGGTTTATTTCCAAGTAAAAATGCTATCTTCCAAATTGGTGTTCGTGATAATAGAGGTATGGATTACCTATTGGAAACTGAAGGTGAAAGTTATCAACAAAAAAGAGATGCTGAAAGAGCAATGATTGATAGATTCTTTAAAATCATCGATATTGTTAAACCAGATATTATCGCTGGTTATAATTCTGAGAACTTCGATTGGCCTTTCATATTTGAGCGTGCAGAGCGTTTATCTATACCAGTGACAGAATTAGCCATAACACTCAATAGACTCTCTAAAATCAAGCGAAAATCATCAACAGTTAAGTTTGGTGGTGAGACAGAAATTTACCAACAGACAAGTATGTTTGGATATAACATTATTGATATATCACATGCTGTTCGTAGAGCTATGGCTATTAACTCAGAAATAAAGGCGTGGGGTTTAAAGTATATTACTCAATACTCTGAAATAGCTAAACCTAATAGGGTTTATGTGCCAGGTGATAAAATCAATACAACGTGGGCTGATAAGGTTAATAAATACGCATTTAATGATACCGATGGTGATTGGTATATGCTTACAGAAAAGAAACCTTTGAAAAATGGATATGAAGTTAAAACTGGTGCTTATATTGTTCAAAGATATTTATCTGACGATTTATGGGAAACAGAACAAATTGATAACATATTTAATCAAGCATCATTTCTTATCGGAAAAATGTTACCAACAACATACCAACGTTCATCAACAATGGGTACTGCTGGTCAATGGAAATTGATTATGTCTGCTTGGTCATATGAAAACGGTCTTGCAATTCCAGAAACACAAAAGAAAAGAGATTTTACTGGTGGTTTAGCTCGTTTATTGGAAGTTGGGTATGCTAGGGATGTTGTTAAATTGGATTTTGCTGCACTTTATCCAAAGATTCAGCTGACTCACTTTATCTTTCCAGACTTAGATATCACTGGGATGATGGAAGGTACACTTACTTACGTTGTTGATACACGTGATAAATACAAATTTTTAACTGGTGAACATAAGTATAAATACAAATCATTAGAAAAGAAATTAAAGGAGTGTAAACCCACAATGTCTGATGATGAAATAGATAAACTTAAGAAAGAAATAGATGAGAACAAAGCGTTAGCCAATCTATATGATAAGAAACAGTTACCACTTAAGATTTTAGCTAACTCATGGTTTGGTTCTTATGGTGCACCATATATTTTCAATTGGGGTGATACAGATTCAGCTGAAGAAACAACTTGTCGTGGTCGTCAATACTTACGTCTTATGGTTAAACACTTTACTGAAAAACACGGATTTAGAGCACTTGTAGGTGATACTGATGGATTCAACTTTGCATCCCCACCTAATATTAATGATATTAAATACGTTGCTAAGGGTTCACATTGGAAAACTGATAAAAACGCTAATGTTGAATTGGTTGGGTTGGAAGCTGTATTGGCCGAATTCAATGAAAACTACATGGAAGGACGTATGGGGTTAGATATTGATGATGTGTGTAATTCTACTATCAATTTTGCTCGTAAAAACTACGCCAACGATATTGGTGGTAAAATTAAGTTGGTTGGTAATTCTGTTAAGTCTAAGAAAATGTCAGTTTATATTGAAGAGTTCTTAGGTAAAGCAATTCGTATGTTATTAGATGGTGATGGTTATTCATTTATTAATTTCTATTATGAATATGTTGATAAGATTTATAATTATCAAATCCCACTTGTTAAAATAGCTTCTAAGGCTAAAGTTAAGTCTAATATCAGTGATTATAAAGCAAAAACTAAAAAGTTAAATAAAGCTGGTAACCCTATGCCTAAACAAGCACATATGGAATTGGCAATTAGAGAAAGTTTAGATATTACTTTGGGTGATGTATTATACTATATAAATATTGGTAGTGCTAAATCACATGGTGATTTAAAAACCATAGATAAGAATAAAATGACTAAAAAACAAAAAGATGCTCATTTTGCTGAACATGGTGTTTACCCACAACCTAATAAAGTTGTTGAACTTAACTGTAAACTTATTGACCCAGAAACAGTTGAAAGAGATTTCGAACTTGTAAAAGAATTGAATATGTTAAAAGTAGCTATCGATTCTTTGGAGGATGATTTAGGTCGTGATGAAATGGAAAGGAGAATGGAAAATATTAATAATGAGTTATATACTGATGAATATAATGTTGCTCGTTATTTAGAAGCTTTTAATAAAAAAGTTAGACCACTTCTAGTTTGTTTCCATCCAGATATTCGTAGTAAAATACTATTAGACATAGTTAAAACTAAAGATAAGATTACTAAAAAAACAACTGAAAAACTTAAAGAAAGAATGATATTTGTTCATTCTGAATGTGGGTTGGTTTGTGGTATGCCAAATAAAGTTGGTGACCAAGACTCTTACGAAGACCTTATGAAAATGGAGGATAAAGAAATAAGGTTCTGGGATAGTGTTGATAAGATTCCAAATAATATGGATGAATCTGAATGGGAAACAATAAGAATAGATTGGAAAGAACGTATGCGTATAGCTAAGATTGATGGTATAAAACACGAACAAGAATCTCTTGATGGAATATTTAAACACTTAGAGGTTTCTGAATTTGACCATATTATCAATACTGGTGAGTTACCTAAAGTAGCATTTATGATAGCTGATATATCTGAAGATTTTAATATGTTGATTTCTAGAAAATGGGGTGAAGAATTATGTCCAGTATCAGATATTTTCAAATACGAGATTCAAGCGATAGAAAGGGATAAATATTATAAATTAGTTAGTATTGAGAACTTAGATAATAGATATCAAGAATACTTAGATTATCTTAATGAACAAGAAGTTATGACTGGTAAGACAATTGATATGTTTACTGAAATAGTTGAAAATGTTGATGTCGAAGAAATAATACCATTGAAAAAGGACACCGATGCACTAGTAACATTATTGAAAGAAAAAGCAGCTGTTGTTGTTATTGAAAAAGAAGATAAGAAGCGAAGAGTTTTATCTGAAAGTGAAAGTGAAGATGATGGTGAAGTATCTGAAGAAGAAGATGATAACGGTGATATCGTTAGAAGTGATGATATCATTCAATTGGATGATGAGATAGATGATACATACGCTGAATTACCAGATGATTACGAAGACAGTAACAATGGTGAAAGAGCTATGATGGCTATGATGGAACTAGAACATGAAACTCTATTAAAAGAAGAGGAAGAAGATGAATGGGGATTTTAAGACAATAAAAAAAGGAGCTGTAATGGCTCCTTCTTTGTTTTAGTATACATAAAATCCTAGTGGTCTATATCCTAATGATTTGTTTAAGAATTCGGCTTCATTTGCACCACGCTCTAGCTGTGCTGTTGAAGATAACCTTAAAAGTCTAGTGTCAAGTCTTTCTAAAGCTGCTTTTTTCTCTTCATTACCCTCACTAATAAGTGTTTCGTAATCCATAGTTCTTTCAGCATCTGGAGGCCCAACTATTCCACCAAATTTACCTCTAGTTCTACCAAGTGTTTTTTTGGCTTCAGCTATAAATAATTGACGAACAAGTGTTTTTGTTGGTTCATTGAAATCAGCATAGTCTAATTTAGACAACGGAACTTGGTTTGGCATTTTTATGATATCTGGATTATCTCGTCTACAAGCATCAACATCAGCGTTGGTTGTATCGTAATAGAAATACCAAACTTGACAACCAGTCATATTGATAGAACTACCAACACCACCAATACCTTGACCGAATGATAATTTAGAACCTGGTGTACTTAATAAATGTAATAATTTAGTACCATTAGGTCCAGCTGTTATTTTATATACAAGTTCACTTCTAACAATTCTATTTTTAAGATTCATATCAGCAGCTGTTAATAAAATATCAAATGCTGGTGCAATGTAATAACCCATACGAGCAAAACCTGGACCACCAGTTCCAGTACCACCACCAGTTTGAGCAAACCCACCACCAAATCCATAATCAATACCACCATAGTTGGCTAACAAGGCTTGACTAGTTGCTGGAGGTGTTATCCAAAGAACTTCATTAACTTCACGTCCAGCTGGAATTTGGTAAACTTGTCTACCAGCTTCTAACTCAACAAAATCTTTTTTAAGTTCCCAAGGACCATTGGTTTGTAAACCAACTTGTTTTGAGTATGCATATGTGTATTGTGTCATGAAATCAAAACTTCTAACACTCAATGCAAAGGCCATATCGATAGTATCGATATTGTTCCCTAATAATGATTGCCATTGATGTTCGATTAACCATTCTTGAACATACATACTGTAGTCTTCAATACAAATCTCTAATAGAGTACATAACATCTCATCTAACACCTCAATTTGACGAATGGGTGCACCAACGGAATGTCTGAATTGTCTGAAGAGTTTTTCTTTTTCTTCGTTACTTACTGCCATGTGTTTTCTTTATATATAAATATAAGAAAACATTGAATTAAGCTAAAAATTTCTTTGTTAAATCAGCAGCTTCTCTAATACTAGCAAAAGAAACATTTGGTACTAGAAGTTGTTTACCAACTTTAACGATTGGAACATCATCAGATTTAGTGATTTCATGAATCTGATTATATTCATTTTCATTTTCTTCTAAGTTGACATTAACATCAATAAATTCTATACCTTCTTCTGTTAATATACTTTTTAATTCCGTACAATACGGACAATCTGGTATGCTATATATTTTAACCATTTAAATCATTTATTAATTCATCCACCATTTTGATGGTTATTTCTTCTTCAGTTAATTTATTATCACCCATGATAATATTAATAACATCTTTTTTATTATTTAACATATTCCACATTCTAGTTGATATAGTATCAACAAATAATTGGTAATATACGTTTACATCATTTTTTTGACCAATACGAAAAGCTCTGTCTTCGGCTTGTTCGTTAGAGCCTGGAACCCAATCAAATGAGTTGAATATAACAACTGTAGCTTCGGTAAGTGTAATTCCAACACCAGCTGATTTTATATTACCAATAAATACCTTAATCTTTGAATTGTTTTGGAATGAATCTACAGATTTTTGTTTAGCATTCATGGTCATCGGACCATTATGTTTTACAGCAATCTTACCAAAATGATTTTCCAATGCTTCTAATTCTTCAGTAAAAGATGTGAAAATAATTACTTTACGACCCATTTCTATTGCGTTTTCAACAATTTCAATTGTGTTAGGTATCGCTTCCATTGCTATGAATTTTCTAAGTAATATTAACTCAACCAAATCTTTTTGTGTTTCTATTGATTTCTTACCCTCAGATTTTCTTTTAGCCATATATTCATCCCATAATAAACCGTACATTTTCCAACCTTTAAGGTCTAATCTATGGTACATTGGTGTTATTACCTTATCTGGCATATCTAATACTTCAGTTTTTAAACGTCTAAGAATAATATTTTTAGTCTTAGCTGCTAATTCTTCTAAATTACTAGCACCATCTGTTAACCATATTTGTTTTCTTTGACCATTTTTAAGTGTTCTCATGAACTGTCTACCATCACAATACCTAAGAGCATAGTGTTTCCAATTATTCGCTATTGGAGACTTAATTATCTTAAGAAGATTGAAGAAGTCCATTGGTCTATTCGCAACTGGTGTACCAGTAAGTAACCAAACTTTTGGAATGTTGTGTTTTACAGTTAATTCAACCATAATTTTACCACGAATACTGTCATGATTTTTAAGATAGTGAGCTTCATCGATAATTGCTAAATCAAACTTACTATTGGCTAAGTCTCTAAAAAGTACTTGTTGTGGTTCACCTTCTTTTCTTTTTCTATTGTCTGGAAGTGTATGGAAATTTTTAAGGATATCAAAGTTTATTATTGTAAATTTAGCTTTTTTAAAGTTTTTACCATCTATTATAGCTGTATCGTCACAAAAAACATTAATCTCACGCTCCCAATTTATCTTGGTTGATGATGGACAAACGATTAAGATATCTTTAGCACCACTTTCCAATGCAGCAATGATTGATTGAATTGATTTACCTAAACCCATATCATCTGCTAATATACATCCATTTCTAGATAATAGGAATTTAATACCTTCTTCTTGATGTTGGTATAATTTCTTACCTTGTTTAGATAGGATATCATTGTATGGTGTAAAATCAACATCCATTTCTATCGGTTCAAAGTATGGGTCATCAGTTACTTGTGTTTTTGGTAACCAATACATTTTAGAATTTTTTTGATTTCTATTTAATTTACCATATACATGGTATGTTTTATCTGTTTCAGCAAGAATAAATTCAATTAATATTCTTTCTGGGATAAATGATAACACGTCTTGTTTTTGTAATTCTAAACCTAAGTATTCGGTAATACCTATAACACGATTAATCATTTGTGGTTCTCTATCGTGGTTATCAACTATGTATCTTGATTGGTTATCAGTTAGTGATATTTTCTTATTTTTTACTAATTCGTTTTTTAATTTAAGAATATACGGATTAATACCTTCATAGTTTTCTAACAATGAAAGTGCACTATGCCCTTTTAAATCATCTAAGTTTATCAAATCATACATTTTTTAAATACCTGGTAATTTTTTAATTAAATATAATAAAACTTTTTAATAAAATCAATAGTTTATTGGTTATTAATCAAAAGATAAATATTTATAATAAAAGCTATGGAAAATAAGAAAATTACACCTATAACACGTATAAATAAATTTTTTTCGGAAGAAGATTTTAATTTAGAAATTTCTATGGGTCGTGAGGCAATAGAAGGTGATGGTAATTTTACAGTTATTCTTTATATAGTTGATAGAGAAATGAGTGAAAGTGACATTCTTTATGGTGAAGCATCAAAAGATGGGATTAGGTTTTTCCCACCAATTGAGTTAAAAGTGATTCCATTATTTGAAGCACCAGAAAACAAAACATATAATAACAATGGTGGGTTGAGATATATCCAAGATGGTAATTTAAGTTTTGGAATATATGATGCTCAATTAAAAGAATTAAACGCTTCATTATCTTATGGTGATTACATAGGGTATCCAGTTTCCGAAACTGAAATAAGATATTTTTCAGTGGTAAATGATGGTGTTAAAAATTACGATAACAAACATACAATAATGGGTTATAAAGGTGCCTTCAGAACAGTTAAATGTGCACCAGTTGATAGTTCAGAATTCCGTGGGGTATAAATTTAAATAGAATAAGATATGGCAATGCCTAAAGGTTACATGACCAACATAAAAATAAAACAAGATAATATTGGTTTTCAAAGGAGACAAGATATCCTAGATGGAATTGCTGATAAGGGTACTTTTTTACCCAAGGGTGTATTGGAAGAAGATATGGACCAAGCTGTTGTTGAATTTGCTAAATCTGATAAAGGGTTTAGTATTAGTATTAATGGTGAAAAGGTACCAGTTATATTTTTAACTATTCAAAGATGGACTGAATTTAGTAAAACATGGCAATTTTCTGATAAATACAAAAATATTGAGTTACCATTTATAACAATAATTAGAAAACCAGATATTCAACAAGGTCAAAACCAAGCTGGATTATGGAACATACCAGGCAACAGAACATACACATACATGAAAGTACCAACATGGGATGGTATTAGACATGGTGTTGATTTATATAAAGTACCTCAACCAACACCAGTTGATATGACTTATGAAATAAGATTGTTTACAAATAGAATGAAAGATTTGAATAAATTCAATAGAATTATTCAAAGAGCTTTTCAATCTAGACAATGTTATATAAATGTTAATGGTCACCCTATGCCTTTGCATTTAGAAAGTATTGGTGATGAAAGTAATATCGATGATTTCGAAAATAGAAGATTTTATGTTCAATTATTTGAACTTAAATTATTAGGTTATATACTTGATGAAGAAGATTTTGAAGTCGTACCAACAATAAATAGAACTATGATAACAACCGAAATTGATGAAGGCATCATTAATTTTGGTGATATAATACTAACACCAACGGTAAATGTAAATGATGTTAATTTTACATTTGATTTTAAACCTAAATCTGAAACTCAATTTTCATTTACAAATCAATATAAGGTAATGTTTACACAATTGAATAATATCAATGGAATTAGTAGAATAGTTATTTTAGTAAATAATGTTGGTGTATTTGATGGTTTGGTTATGACTACACCTTTGGTGTTTAATGCAAATGATATAATAACAATTAAAATAACAAAAAACTTTTATGATGAAGGTGTTTTCACCTTATTAGGAAATACAATATAATATGAGCTGTTCAAATAATTCTTCGAGTATAAATCAAATGTTCATTATTCAACCAATGCCATTGACTGGTGGTACACCAGTTATTTCGGCATGTACAGCTATTTATACCAACACTATAATATCTTGTAGTGGTGATGCTGAAATCATATTAGGTACTGGTCAAACAATTTTTAATACTAGTATAATACCATTGCTAGACGCAACTATTGATTTGGGAATCCCATTACAAAGATTTAGGGATATTAACACCATTAGTGGAACCTCTAGTGTCTGGACATCAACAATAAGTGTCACAACACCTTTATTAGATTTAGGTATAGATTCTTCTGGTAATACTAGACAAATAACAGCAAATAATTCAATAATACAAGACGATTTTTTGAACGGAGGTATATATTGACAAATAATAATATATTTATATAAAAAAAAAAAGGAAAAAATGGCAATAAGAAACACAACTCACATTTTAAAAAATAGTGATATTATAAATAGACCTTTACCGTCTACATTACTCAAAGGTGAACCAATCGTTAATACTGCTGATGGTATAATGTATTTTTCTGGTGTTACCACATCAACTAGTGGTTGGACACAATCTGGACCAACTACACCAACATTTTTTGAAGTAGGTTCTAACTTATATGATTTAAAGATTAGAAATCAAATCACAGCATATAGTGGTGTAACAAATTTAACTGGAAAATTCTTATCTGGTACGACTACTGGGTTTGTTTTGGCTGACATATCAGCTATTGCTGGTGTTGATACTTATGTTACTGGATTTACATATGGAAGTAACGTTTTAACTATTAAACAAAACAACGGACAACCAAATTTAACAACTCTTATTGATGTGATGACTGGTTTAACTGTTAATGGTGATTTAACAGTTACTGGTACAACTAATCTAAGTGGTTCAACTTATTTATATGCTCCAATTACTATTGGTAATCCTTATTCTGTTGTTAATGTAGATACACTTACATCTTACACACAAACAAATGATGTTTATGTTACTGGTGGTACTATTTCTTATACTGGTCCTAATGGTTCTATTGTTTTAGGTAGAAAAAACGCATCAAATGTAACTATAACTGGTTTAACTGATGTATATACTACTGGTGGTACTTATAATGCTGGTACACTTACCTTGAATAATAACAACAATGGTTCATTTAATGTAACTGGTTTAACTTCAAATGATACATTTGTAACTGGATTCACATATTCACCAACAACAAATACGTTTACAATTAAACAAAACCAAGGTCAACCAGATTTACCAGTTCAATTTTCAACTGTTTCTGGTTTAACTTTATCTAATTTAACTGCTGGTAGAGTTGTTTATGTTGGTACTAGTGGTTTATTAACTGATGAAGCTGGATTTACTTATGATGCTGGTACAAATACATTTAGTGTCCCTAGTGATGGTACAGTTAATGTTGGTACTGGTGGTTTAAACGTTACTGGTAGTGCAGTTATCCAAGGTGATTTAACTGTGTTTGGTTCTGCAATTTCTGCGTTTACTTCTCAATTGTATGTTGAAGACCCTAATATCTCACTTAACTATAACCCAACTGGAAATACAACAGTAACTTCTATAGGTGCTGGTTGGACAATTCAAGATGGTAATGGTGTCAACGGTGGTGACGTTAACTTAAACATAAATAGACTTGACACATTGACTGGTTTAACAGCTTCTAACGTACCTAGTGTTACTGAGTATACTTCTTCAACTGGATATGCAAATAGAGGTCTTATAACTCAATTAAATGATATAGTAATTAGAAGTACTAGTATAACAACACCAAATGGTGTTAGAGTATTGGCCGAATTTGACGTTCTTGATGGTGGACAATATTGATAACTAACTGATTATTAATTAGTTATGTCAAAAAACTATTTACTTTAAAAATATAATAATTATAATATGCACAATCTAATGGTTGTGCATATTTATTTTATAAAGGTTACATAACCTAAAAACATAACTCTTTATAGAGATTTTTAAGATATACCATTATATATGGCAAATAGAAAAAATACGTTTTTAATTAAACGTTCAAATATTGCTGGTAAGATACCATCAGCTGGTGATTTATTACTTGGAGAATTAGCTTTAAACACAGCTGATAATATCCTTTACGCATCTGGAACAACAGCTAATTCAATATTACCAATTGGTTGGGATAGGGTTCATAAAACTGGTGACACAATGACTGGTACATTGTTCACACCTTATTTATCTGCCACAACAATCTCTGCAACAAGTATAAATACAGTTGATTATATCATTTTTAACACTGGAACAACTAGTGCTGCTACAGTTGCTGGAACTGTTTATTTTGATAATACTGAAAAAGCATTATCATATAATTCATCAATTAATCAAGGTGTTACCGTTAATTTAGGTCAACAAAACTATATTAGAGTATTCAATAATAGTGGTACTGATATTCCTAGAGGTAAAGCGTTAGAAATTTTATCGTCTTATAGTGGGTTACCATCTGTAACTCTTGCTGTTAATAAAAATACTGGTTTTAATATTGTTGGTGTTTCGGCTGAAATAATACCTAACAACTCTGAAGGTATAGTAATAACAAATGGTATTATAAGTAACATTGAATTAACTGGGGTGACAGTTGGTTCATTGGTTTTTGCTTCTGATACTATACCAGGTAAGTTAGATGATTATACAAAATTTTTAACTTTTCCACTTTCAGCAAGAACAAATAATGTTGGTTATGTGGTTCAAACTGGAGTTACAACTGGTAAATTATTTGTTAATATAAACAATGAAAACTCAGTATTATCTTTAACGGATTTAGAACGAAATGTATTGGAAGGAAATACATTATCTACTGGTTTGTTTGAATTTACTGGAATGACAACAGCATCAACAACAACTTTTAATGTTGCACCATTGAAAGGTTGGATTGTTAAAAATACATATGAATATGCTTTAACGCCAGATGTTTTAGCTATTAATTATACTGGAGGTACTAACATATCGGTTACTAATATTTTAACAGCCGATTCAACATATATTTTAATTAATAGTGGTTTAACTATAACACAACAAACAATATTTCCTACACCACAACAAAGAAGAGAAAGTATATATTTAGGTAAGGTTAATCATCCAAATAGGTCAACTATATTAAATATAAATAACACAGCTGATTATGATGTATCACCAATGTCATCTTTGCGTGATTTATGGTCACCTATAAGGTTGATAAATCAAGGTATTATACCTTCACCAAATGGTGCTAATCTAAGTTTTAATACTTCAGCTGGTATTCTTTGGGGTAATGGTATTAATTGGCATAATAACCAATTAAGCCCTAATGATGTTATTATTACTGGAAAAACACCAGCTTCATTTAACTACAGAACACAAACTGGTGGTACTTCAACTAGTGTAACCGTTATTGACCCTAGAAATTATGATGTTGGTGGTGTAATTACTAGTATTGGTAATGCTAACCTTGATAGAGCTACTAATCAAAGGATATATATGTATCCAACTGGTGTTATAAATGTGTTGTATGGTCAAACTGTATATACGAGTTTAAATGCCGCTGTTGCTGCGGTACAATCAGAGGTATTTATACCTTATCCTAATGCTGAAAGTACTGGGATATTGATTGGGGTACTTTCAGTTAGAAATGATATTGGTACTGATGGACAATCATTAACCAATCCAGCTTATGCTAAATTCACTTTTGTTTCTAAGTTTGGTGAAAGTTTCGGTGGAACTGGTGGTTTATCAACAACTACATTACAACAAGCATATGATAATTCTAATAGTCCAGAAATAACTATAAATGCAGTTCTTGATGGTTTATCTATAAAAAATGGTACTGGGAATGCTGATAATATAACTAGATTATTAGAGGGTCAAACTGCTTCAAATGGTGTTACTTCATTTATAAGAGCTGATGGTTATATTTCTGGAACTACTTTTGAATCAAACGGTTTTAGAGCTAATAATGGTGGTGCTACGGCTACTACTTTGAATATTAAAACTATTGGTAGTGGTACATCTATTACTAATTTAGGAATAGATTCTTCTGGAAATGTTGTAAGTGGTACAACTGGTGGTTCAACATTTACTGGTGGTACAGTAACTGGTCCAACGACTTTTTTAAATGGTCTTACAGCAACAACGGTTTCAGCTACAACTTATTATGGTTTACCTAAAGATGTATATGTAACTGGTGGAACTTATAATGGTGGTGGTGCTGTATTCACAAATAATACTGGTGGTACATTTACTGTAACTGGATTAACTTCTAGTGGTATGTCTGCTAACTATTATGGTAGCTTCTCAGACACAACAACACAACCAGTTACTGGTGTTAGTACACCAACTGTTTGGACATATAATACTACTGAGTTATCTAATGGAATAAGTGTTGTTAATGGTTCTCAAATCAAGGTTAATAACAAAGGTGTTTATGAAATTGGGTATTCGGCTCAAATACAAAAAACACAAGGTACTACTTCTGATGTTACTATTTGGGCTAGTATAAATGGTAATCCAGTTACTAGAAGTTCATCAATAGTAAGTATGGTATCTAATAGTGCGTTACAATTACCTTTTGTATCATATATATTCGAATTAAATGCTAATGACTATGTTGAATTTTATTTTTCGTCTCCTAGTCAATATATTGAAATAACAACCTTTAGTGGTTTAACTACACCAACAAGACCAGTAGCACCATCTGTGATTATTGTTGCTAAACAAATTGGTTTATCAGTTTCTAATAATTTAAATGGTTATTACTTACCGTTGAGTGGTGGTACAGTAACTGGTGGTACTATATTTAATAGTGGGTTAACTGCTAATACCATATCTGCTACAACATATTATAATTTACCAACTGATGTATTTACAACTGGGGCTACTTATTCTAACAATACATTTACATTTACCAATAATACTGGAGGTACATTTAACACATTATTTAATACATTAACTGGTTTAACAGTAAATGGTAATACTAATATAACTAATGGACTTGTTAGAATTCAAGGTAATTCATCTAACGAATTAGTTAGGATAACACAATTGGGTAGTGGTAATGCTTTAATTATTGAAGATTCGACTAACCCAGATACCTCACCATTCGTTATTAATGCTAGTGGTGATACAGCTATCGGATTATTAACACCATTAAATGGTGATAAATTAACCGTATCTGGTAATACTACGGTATATGGTACTTTTATCGGTACAACTATTTCGGCTACAACATTATATAGTGATAACATATATATAACTGGTGGTACTCAATCTTTATTTTCTGGAAATAGTTCATCTGAATTAGTTAAAATCATTCAGAATGGTGCTGGTGATGCATTTGTTGTACAAGATATATCCAATGGAGATGCTTCTCATTTCGTGATAAATGCAAGTGGTAACACAGCTATTGGTTTAACACAACCTATTGGTAATAATAAATTAACGGTGTCTGGTAATACTAGTGTTTATGGAACATTAAGTGCAACAACATATGCTGGTGATGGTATAAATAATGGTAAAATACTTGCTATAACTGTATTAACAGCTTCAACACTTGCTACACACACTGTAGCTAGTTCAACAGATTTTACAGTTATTAATTGTAATTCAGACGCTACTAATAGATATGCTAAAACAACATTTACAGCACCATCAAGTGGTGTTGTTGAAATAATATTTGAAGCGGATATTATATTTACAAATAGTGCTGCTGTTCAAATGATAGGTTTACACTCAACAACGGCATCAACCACCACACCAGATAAAGGTTGGTTTAGAATAAATGGAGATGCTGATGGTAGTTCCGCATCATATAGAGCTTCATTTATATTAAGTGGATTAACACCATCTACAATATATTCATATTATGTTATGACAGTATGTAATTTTAGTGGTAATATAGTTAGATGTGGTAGTAGGCAAACTGGAGCCTATGTTGCTGGTGCTGATAGACCATCACCATTAAGAATATATGTAAGAGACATAGGAACGACAACTATAACGACAAATCCATCATCTTAAAAACATATATATGGTTTATAAACTGGGTTAAATAATATGTATGTTATTCACCATATATATCGTTATCATTGTTATTATTTTGTTTTAAAATACAATTTCGTTTAATTAATGTTTCTACATATGCAAACATTTTAAGTCCATTATCTTCACAATACTTTTTAAGTAGTTGATGTGTTTTAGTTGTTATTTTCAAGTTTTTATCTCTTTTCATTGGGTTTTTACAATAAATATTATAAAAGTATGATAAAAGTATGATAAAACTCATACTAAAAGAAATATATCTTTTTGATATGGATTACTTTTGAAAAAAACTGAATATTTATAATAAAATCGAATAAAGTAAATAATAAAAAAACAAAAAATAAAACTATGGCAAATCAAGTTTTCGTTAGTCCAGGTGTTTACACATCAGAAAGAGATTTAACTTTTATAACACGTAACGTTGGTGTTACAACGCTTGGGTTAGTTGGAGAAACTACTATTGGTCCAGCGTTCCAACCAATTTTCATAAGTAATTATGGAGAGTTCCAATCATTCTTTGGTGGTTTAGATGCTACTATTGTAAAAGATAATGGTGCTCCAAAATATGAATTACCTTACGTTGCAAAATCATATTTATCAAAATCAAACCAATTATTCGTAACTAGAGTATTAGGTTTTTCTGGTTTTGATGCTGGTTTAGCGTGGGGTATAACATTAGATGCAGCTATGGATGCATCAACATTGGTAGTAACAGATTCTGGTACTACATATTCACCATTGATTAGTTATACTGCAACATCTGCTGGTACTGTGGTAACACTTGTATCTTCAGAACCAACAGTTCAAACACTTATCAATAATGGTTTACTATCAACACAATTAGCATTCTTAGGAAATGCTGTAACTGGTTCAACAGTTAATGTTGCTTCAACATACTATAAAACTGGTTCTAATTTTATTGGTGCATCATTTAATTTATTTGTTGATGCTACTAATATTTTAACACATGGTACTGGTGTTATTACGGGTACTACAACTGGTACTGTAATTACTTATTCAGCAACGTCTTATAGTGATGTTGAAAACCAAGTAATTGCTTTGATACGTTCTAGAGGTACTGTAGATTTAACTACACAATTACCGTCATTTGAAGTTACTGGTTCAACTAACATTGGATTTGATTCTAGTGTTTTAACTTCGGTATCTAATCCTATTGGTGCATTCGCAATTAGTGGTACATCAACAACACAAGGTGCTTTTGATTATTCATTATCATTTGATAAAACAAAAACTAATTATATTAGTAAAGTATTAGGTAGAAGAAATGATGATGGTAATACTGCATTATTTGTTGAAGAATTATTTGATAACTTATTTAAAGTAGAAAATGTTGCTGGTAAAATTAGAGGAATTAAACAAAGTTTAATCGCTTACGGTCAAGATTTCAGTGATTATTTACAAGAATACCAACCAGCTATGACCCCATGGACTGTTTCTGAGTTACGTGGTAATAAAGTGTTGAGATTATTTAGATTCACAACTATTTCTGATGGTAATGCTGCTAATGAGCAATTTAAAATTTCTATTGTTAATATTAAACCAGATACAAAAGAGTTTGATGTTCAAATTAGAAGTTTCTACGATACAGATGCACAACCAGTTATTTTAGAAGTATATTCAAAATGTGTTATGGATAAAACATCTGCAAGTTATATTGGTAGAAAAATTGGTACGCTTGATGGTGTATATGTTTCTAAATCATCATATGTATTGATTGAAATGGATGACACTACTAACACTAACGATGCATTCCCAGCTGGATTTGTTGGTTATCCTATTAGAGATTACCAAACTAATTCAAATACTGGTGTTGTTGACCCAAGTGTTATGTATAAACAAACTTATAGTGCTTTTGAAAACAAACGTAAATTCTATTTAGGTTTATCTGAGACTGTAGGTATTGATGCTGATTTCTTTGATTATAAAGGTATCCCTCAAACTACAACTCCAAATGCTTGGACTGGTTTAACTGATGGTTTCCACATGGATATTAACGCTACTGGTGTAACTATTGATAATGTTACTATTCCTATTAATAGTTCTGGTGCTACTTATAGCCCAATATTTAAATTTGATACTGGTGATTGGGAATTTAGAACTGAATCTGGATTAATTAATGGTCCTTACGAACAGCTTTATGCTCGTAAATTTACATTTGTACCATTTGGTGGTTTTGATGGATGGGATATTTACAGAACTAGAAGAAGTAATACTGATAGATATACAATTAATGGTACTTATGGTGCTGCTGGTTTAGCTAATGGGATGACTTTCAAAAATAGAAATCTTTCTAATGGTGATAGAGGAATTAACTCTGATTACTATGCATACTTGGAAGGTATTTGGACATTTAAAAACCCAGAAGCTGTTAATATTAACGTATTTGCAACACCAGGTATTGATAACTTTGATAACACAAACTTAATCGAAGCTGCAATTGAAATGGTTGAGGTAGATAGAGCTGATTCATTATACATCATGACAACACCAGATACTGATTCATCTGGAACTATTTTATCACCAGAAGATGTTGTTGGTAATTTAGATGGTAATTTTGATAGTAACTATTCTTGTACATATTGGCCATGGATACAAATCAACGATGCTGAGAACAATGTACTTATTTTTGTTCCACCAACACGTGATGTTGTAAGAAACATAGCAATAACAGATAACGTTTCTTACCCATGGTTTGCCGTTGCTGGTATCCAACGTGGTGATGTTGATGCTATTCAAGCTAGAGCTAAGCTTACACTTGCTGGTAGAGATATTCTTTATGAGAATAGAATCAACCCAATCGCTACTTTCGCATCAGATGGTATTAAGATTTGGGGTAATAAAACACTTCAAGTTAAAGAAACTGCTCTTAACAGAATCAATGTTAGAAGACTTCTTTTACAAGCAAGAAAACTTATTTCTGCTGTTGGTATCAGATTATTGTTTGAACAAAACGATTCAGTTGTTAGAAACCAATTCTTAAGTCAAGTTAACCCTATTTTGGATAACATTAGAACTCAAAGAGGTTTAACAGATTTCCGTGTTGTTCTTTCAAGTGACCCAGAAGACTTTGATAAAAACCAATTAACTGGTCAAATCTTCTTGAAACCAACTAGAGCATTGGAATTCATTCAAGTTGAATTTGTTATCATGAATACTGGTGCATCTTTCAATAACATATAATACAAAATTATATTAAA